GAAGAAGTCATGTATACGCACCTCAAGTTAGAGTTGGTTTAACAGGCAATTACTTCTCACAAAGCAATGCTGGGCTTGGAATAACTGGTACAAGTTTTATTGACAATGCGTTTGTTAAAAGTTCAATAGGTGATTTTGCATATATTACATCCGCAAAAGCAAGTCGCATTTTAGCTAGGGCTGGTGAAATTATTTTCTCTCGCTCAACAGGTACTGATACTGCTGATGCGGCTGTTAATTTTAGTACCACAGCCTTGATGGACAGTGCAGGGAATACAACCTTTAATGGCAACATCTCCGTTGGTGGTGCAACAGTAACCACATCAGGCACAGGTATCACATTCCCCGCAACTCAATCAGCATCATCAAACGCTAATACGCTAGATGACTATGAAGAAGGGACTTGGACACCTACTATTGCTGGAAGTGCTAGTAATCCATCGGTGACTTATGTTGATAGACTTGGTACTTATGTAAAAATTGGTCAACAAGTAACTGTAACTTGTTTTTTAACATGGTCTGCGGCAAGCGGTGGTTCTGGTGATTTTAGAATTACTGGTTTGCCGTTTTCTTCTGGAGCTACTATTGTATCTGGAGCAGGATTAACATATATGGTTAATGTATATCCAGAAAGTGGTGCAATGATTTATATACCAGTTTCTTCAACAACCATGGTTCCACAATTTGGTTTTGGTGGTGCTGGAGTATCGTTGTCTTCATATGTAACAAGTGGAAGTTTTAATAAGATTTACGGTTTTACTGTTACCTATTCTACTTAATTAACTTGGTTGGATTACCAAGTCGGACATTTAACTTAAAAGGAAACAATCATGGCAGTCTTTACAGAAGTTACATACATCTCTCAGTTTGACATTCAACCTAATGGTTGCATTGGTGTTCGCAAAAGCACCGATGTCCTAAAAGACGGTGTTGTCATCTCTACAACTTACTGGCGTACAACTCTAGTACCCAATGACCCACAAGCATCAACAGTATTGGATGAGGCTTATTACTTAAGCATTGCCACATACGCTTGGTCACAACCATCTCCACAACCTTACGTTCCACCATCACCACCCGCACCTTAATTATGATTACCCTGACACAAGAAGAGGCACACCGCCTGTTTGAGTACAGGGACGGTGAGTTGTTTTGGAAGCCAAGAATCATGTCCCGTGGTAGGCCAAGTGTCTTAACTGGGCAGAAAATTGGCTGTCCAAACGGCAGTGGCTATTTGACAATGGTGCATAACAAGCGCAAGTATTACCTGCACCAATTGGTTTTTCTTATGCACCACGGGTATATTCCGTCAAACATAGACCACATTGATGGCGTTGGGGCTAACAACAGAATTGAAAACCTGCGTCAAGCATCTGTTTCTGAAAATATGTGCAACACAAGAATTAACACTGTTAATACCAGTGGATTTAAAGGTGTACATTTCAACAAACAAAAGAGAAAATGGCAGGCTAAACTTTGGGTGCGTAAACAACAAATAGCACGAATGTTTGAAACCAAAGAGTTAGCTGTTGAATTTATGGAATTATTTCGTGAAATGGCACACGGTCAATTTGCCAATCATGGTCATCATCAAGGAGCATCCACATGACTCAATTTAGCACCACCGTTACAGCAATGTACACTTTGCAAACTCCCGATCCAGATTACGTTGTTAATTGTTTATGGCAGGTCACTGGCGTAGATGGCACTAACACTGCCTCTATCGGTGGCAACACTCAATTCAACTCTGCTGACCAAGTGGGTGCATTCATCCCCTACGATCAGTTGACAGAAGCCACCGTCATTGGTTGGATTCCAGAGTCTGCAATTACAAGCGCACAGCAGTGTGTGCAGGGACAAATCGACAGCATGATTACACCGCCTGTCAGCCCTGCCGCCCAGCCACTTCCTTGGGTAGCGTAACGGGAAGCCACCACCCGATCTTGGTGGCGCATTAAAGGAAACACGATATGGCAAACCAACAATCCCAAATCGTAACTATAGACGGCGTTGAGTTCAAAGTTGAAGACATGACGGAGCAACAGACCATGTTGTTAAATCACGTTGCAGACCTTGAGCGCAAGATTGGTTCTACCAAGTTCCAGCTTGACCAACTCAGCGTAGGAAGGGACTCCTTCTTCACAATGTTAAAGACAGCGTTAGAAGCCAAGCCTGAAGTGACTGACGTAACGGTTAACTGATTATGTGGGACTGGGCTGAAGCATTCATTGCGGCGGCCCTTATTGTGGCCTTCGTGATATTTGGAACCTACATCATTGTTTGGAGTTTGGTGTGATAAATGCGTTGGCTCATTTTGTTACTGCTGTTGGGGCTAGTTGGAGCCGTAGCCAAGAACGGCTGTCATGTACGCGAGTTTTGGTCTATTGCATGGACAATCCACAACCCGTCCGAGCGCCATCAGCAGATGTCAATGTGGCTAACAAACAATGCACAGCACTGTCGATCACAAGATTATGTGGTGATGTGGAACAACTTGTCAGAGTGGGCTGGCGCGGCGGATTCAGCAGAGCTTAGAACTAAAGTCATTCATGGATACAAAGATGCACTTGAGCGAGAGAAGAAATGAAAGTCAGTTACGACAAGTGGTATCCAGTCGTGCAACCTACCTCGACCACGCAGACAGATGTGTTTGCCAAGCGGGTGGAGAGGCTAGATGCTGAACGGGCTTTGCAGGCGCAGATTGACAACACGGTGAAGAAGTTTCACCAGTATGAGTACGAAATTTATGAATACAGGATGCGGCAGATAACACTGAACATTAACATCACAAACCTTAGACGCGAGATTGACAAACTTGTATGACCAGAAAGCCGATACCCAGAACGCCGAAGAAGCCCGTTCCGGACACCAAAGACAAGCTGACGCTGTGGGTCACGCTGATGGTAAGCACCACCCTGTGCATCTCCGTGTTAAGCATGGTGGTCAGCTTTATGTTGGGTTTGTGGGCCAAAGAGGTGGACAACGCAGAAATCTTCAAGATGATTTCACCCGCTTTTTCTACACTTATCGGCGGCATGATTGGGTTCCTGAGTGGTATCAAACTCATGCAGAATGATGAAAAATCTAAATGTAAGGACTGACTATGTTTGAAGTATTTGGTGGCATATTGGGCGGGGCGCTAGGCGGTATCTTTCGCTTGGCCCCAGAGGTTCTCAAGTTCTTTGATAAGAAGAACGAACGATCACATGAGATGCTTATGTTTGCCCGTCAGTGTGAACTGGAACAAATTAGAGGTCAGATGAAGCTGGCTGAGATTGGGGCACAACGAGAGGCGGCAGTAGACGTTGGAGTCATGGATGCGTTCAATGCCGCAATTGAACAACAAGCAACAATGGTCAAAGCCGCTGGTGGTTGGGCGGCTAGTTTGTCTGCATCTGTTCGCCCTGTCGTTACGTATTGGATTCTTTTGGTCTGGTCTTTTGTGCATTTGTGGTTTGGTTGGAACTCATGGATTGCAGGCGCTTCTCCTATGGAAGTCTTCAAGATGATGATGTCTCCTGACTTCTCGGCACTCTTGGCTGGAACAATTAACTATTGGTTCCTCGATAGAACTCTGAAACAGCGCGGGCTATGAACCTAGAACTAGCCGCAGAGATGTGTAAACGGTTTGAGGGCTTTCGCTCCAAGCCGTATCTTTGCCCTGCCAACGTAGCCACGATTGGCTATGGCTCTACCTACTACGCAGATAAACGCAAGGTAACTTTAGAAGATGCACCTATGAGTCAGGAAGAGGCTCACGCGCTTTTGATGATTGAGTTAGAACATACGTACCTGCCCGGTGTTCTGCGTAACTGCCCCGGCCTGATTCTGGACGTTCGCAAGTGCAACGCCATTGTGGACTTTGCCTACAATTTGGGCACTGGACGCTTGCAAACATCTACGTTAAAGAGGAAAATCAATGCCAATGATTGGGAAGGCGCAAAAGAACAACTGATGCTCTGGACTAAAGGCGGCGGCAAGGTATTGCCGGGCTTGCTTAAACGGCGCACCGCCGAGTGCGCCTTACTGGACTAAAAATGCCATTACAGAAGATACTGTTCAAGCCCGGCGTGAATAAAGAGAACACGCGATACACCACCGAGGGTGGCTGGTACGAGTGCGACAAGGTGCGTTTCCGTCAAGGTAATCCCGAAGTCATTGGTGGCTGGAATCGCCTTTCTTCATCTACCTTTTTAGGTGTATGCCGATCTTTATGGAATTGGGTACTGCTTGACGGTAAGAATGTTATTGGTGTTGGCACAAACCTTAAGTTTTACATTGAGCTTGGGGGTGCGTATTACGACATTACACCTATTCGCGCTACCAGCACAATCAACAACAACCCGTTTGTAGCTACAAATGGCTCCGCCACCATAACGGTTACCGACACTGCGCACGGCGGTGCGACAGGAGACTTTGTAGTGTTTAGCGGTGCTGTTGGGCTTGGCGGTAATATCACGGCAGCAATCTTAAACTTATCTACTGGCTACCAAATTACGGTTATTAACGTAAATTCATACACAATAACTGTTGGCGCAAATGCCAACGCAACTGACGCTTCTGGCTCTCCCGGTGGCGGTGCTTCTGTCGTAGCTGCATATCAAATTAATGTCGGCCCAGCAGCACAGATTCCTTTGGTCGGATGGGGTGCAGGTGGATGGGGCCTTGGCTCGTGGGGTAACGGTGTTGGTAGCTCAATAGCCCTGCGTTTGTGGAGTCAACAAAACTTTGGTGAAGACTTAGTGTTTGGCCCGCGTGGTGGCGGTTTGTACTATTGGGATGCAACGTCTGGGGTAACTTCCAGAGGTGTTTTACTTAATTCTTTGGGCGGCACGGTAAGCTTTACCAACGCTTCTCCGACTGTGGTGACCTCCACCGTACTTTATACCGAAGGCGCGGCTTTGCAGTTCTCTGGTGGCTCATTGCCTACTGGCGTGTCTGCGGCTACTACGTATTATGTGTTTGAGGTAAATGGCTTGACATTTAAGTTGCTTGATAGCGCTGGCGCAGTAGTCGGTACATCCGGTTCAGGCACGGGTGCGGTATCTTTGATTGTGGATGTGCCAACAGTACTAAATACTTTAACTGTGTCTGACACATCGCGCTTTGTAATTACGTTTGGTTGTAACGACTACGGCTCAGCCACATTAGACCCGATGCTGATCCGTTGGTCAGCGCAAGATGATCCTTTTAACTGGACACCTGACCCCACAAACCAAGCGGGGTTTATACGTATTTCTCATGGCTCTGAGATTATTACTACTGTCCAAACTCGTCAAGAAATTATAGTATTTACTGACTCGGCTGTGTATTCTCTGCAGTACCTTGGCCCCCCGTACGTGTGGGCACCGCAGTTGCTTGGTGATAACGTATCTATCATGGGCCCAAACGCGGCTGCGATTGCTTCGGGTATTGTGTACTGGATGGGCGTAGATAAATTCTATTCTTACGATGGCCGCGTGCAAACACTTAACTGTGACTTGCGCCGTTTTGTGTTCAGTGATCTTAACCAAGATCAGGGCTTGCAAGTGTTTGCGGGAACAAACGAAGGCTTCAACGAGGTCTGGTGGTTCTATTGCTCGGCTAATAGCACGGCCATCGACAAGTACGTCATATACAACTACGTTGAGAAAATCTGGTATTACGGCACCATGTCACGTACTGCTTGGCTAGATTCAGGCTTGCAGTCATACCCAATTGCGGCAAACTATTTTACGAACACAGCCACAGGTAATTTGATTAACCATGAGACGGGGTTAAATGACAATACGACCGGCACCGCTGTTGCAATTGATGCTTACATTAGCTCGTCTGAGTTTGATATTGGTGACGGCCACAACTTTGGTTTTGAGTACTCCCGCTGGCGCATTACCCTCAGTAGCCATGACTTTGCAAGGGTTGGCTAATTCTGGCTCTGGGGTTACAAGTACAGCTTCACAACCTGTGTCTAAGAGTAATACATACGTTATTACAGAACAGTTTACAGGGCAGATATACACACGCATGCGCGGTCGCCAGATGATTTTTAAGATTAGCTCCAACCAAATTAACACTTGCTGGCAGTTGGGCGCTCCTCGTATTGACATCAGACCTGATGGGAGGAGATGACTTGTGGCTGAACTAAACGCACCCCCAC